TAATTAACTTCTCTTTCTGTGTAATACTTATTTGCTCTAAAGTTCTTAATTATTCCATTTCTTGTAGAGTTTTCTGCACGAACATCTGCATTAAAAAATCCTAAGCCAGAAATTTCTTTAGTTTTTCCAGCCTTAATATCCTTTTGTGTTTCTGGATAATTAATATATTGGTCTGTATTAAAAAGATATTCTTTTGACTCTTGCACACAGCCAAAAACATTATCATCGCTTGACCAATAATCGTTTAACCCTGCTCCATGACTAGTTATAGGTGTACCAAACTGTCCTCTACCGTGCTTTTTTACCGCACCATTTTTCATTTGAGTTATACCATTAACGGTTTCATAGTCTGGCTCTGAGTATATTCTTACATTTCCAGTTGGATAAATCTTTCCATTAAATGGAAGTTTAGAAAAATATCTTTGATATTCTTGATTGCTACTAATCCACCTTAGATTTCCAGACTGTCCATCATTAAGGTTTCCAGAGATTGAATATTCTATAGCATCATACTTTATGATCTCTCCATTTGCATATAAATATCCTTGATATGAAGACAAACCTCCAAATCCAGCATCTATATTTTCTCCAAGATCAAGGATGTTGTTGATGACTTGATTATTTTCAACTACTGGAACATCTGCCGATAAATTAGAATTTAATGGAGCAGCGCTTAGAGTATATCCAGATGACTGACCAGCCAAATCATTCTTTGTTCTGAGGGTTTCTTTTCCCGATACCTCCCATAGAAGAACAGGCTTGTATCCATATGTTTTATATTTATCAGTATACGGTGCTTGAGAGTATTCAGAGATTTCTCTTTGAATATACCTTGTTGTGTAGTTAATACTTCCATCGTTGTAAACTCTTTTTTCTTCAGATGAGAGATTAATAATGTTAGGAAGATTTTCTCCTTCTTCTTGACCATATAGGTATGAGTCAACTTCTCTCTGTCCCTCTTCTGGTAAAAGATATTCTTTAGACATTACAACCAAGTTATTGTACTCATCAAAAAACATTGCTGTCTGTGATGCTACTGCAAGTTGTTGTAAAACTTCTGCCACGTTTTGATCTGGTGCCACAAAAAAGAATGGGATTATTATTTCTGAAGTATTTAATATTCTTTTAAATACATAATTGCTATAGCCCATATAGTCAAGAAGTAGTGTGACAGCATAACTGATTGATACATCAGTCATTAATAGTTCTGGAGCCTTTGATGACTCTAGATTAAAGAAAAAGTCTCTTAATGAGGTATTAATCAAGCCAGTAGATTGAGATACTGGTGGTATTTGATCTGTATACATTATCTTTATTGGAATAAAATAGTCAAAACTATTTACATCTTTTACCACTTGATAGAAGTTAAACTTAACTCTTTTGTCAACATATTTTGCAACAATGCTTCCTTCATTTGTTTCAAAATTAAAAACATTGTTTCTGTTAAAAGAAAAATCGTCATCAAAAATATCTAGGCTTCCTGTGGATGCAATAATATTTCCAACTGGAATAGATCCATTTCCTAAGTCTGACATTGTTTTTGTTATCTGTATAGATGATACGTTATCAGAAATATTTGCAAATAATCTAGGAGAAAACTCAATAAGATCAAATGTACATTCTGGCTTATTCATTGTTTCAACAACAACTCTTATACCGCGAATGAATTGAAACTCTCTAAACTGAACAAATCCTTCTTCATTAATAAAGTAGTCTGGATTTGTAAGTTCTGTAACTGCACTGCTTCTAATATCAATTGTTTGGCTAGATAATTGCCAATTATATTCTGGAATAAAAGTTTCCCATTGTCCAGAATCATAGATCTTTAAAACTCCCATATCATTGCTGCTCTGCTTTATAAGAAATGTATCTCCATCTATTGCTTGTTCTGGCAGCAAAGATTCATCTGATAAAACTCCAGCGTATACATAAGAATCTCTATATCTAAATGGAATTTGTAATCCATACGAGATCTCTACATATCCATCACTTTTAATAACTGGTTCATTATTTTCATCTCTTGAGTTAGCATCAAAAGATATTGCTTCTACCCAGTTATCATCATCTAAGACCTCTACCCTCCACTTGATTGGAGTTGTTTGATTTTCATATCCAAAAAGTGGATCTTGAAACTGTTGGTTGTTATATCTAAATGGTCCTAGGTTTACATCCCCTACGTTTGTTTGCATCTTGATGACTATTTTATTTGTAGGAACTAAATCTTTATATACAACAAATGGAGCGGCATCATAGATATAAAAAATGTTTCCAAAGTTTGTTTGAAAAGATACTCCGTATTCTTTTTGCTCCCCGTTTTCTTGCTCTGTTCTATAGGAAGTCCAATATTTGAATGGATCTTTTCTTGATGACATATAGTATCTTGGCCTATTGGCAATATTTAAAAGTTCTTGGGATGAGTCATCTCTACCGCCCATATCTAAATATTGACTTGCTGCATCTCCTAGATATAATAACTTATTGATTCCAGATCTTGGTCTATGTGGTTTAATGCAATCCTCTAAAGAATATAGAAGATTCATTTTTTCATTTCTTGTTGCAAGAAATACTGGCTGATCTTCATCAGCAAAACCAGACTGTACTGTTATATCTGCGTCTGTGGCACCTGTGTAGTATCCTCCGTCATCTACTGGATCATAAGTAGTTGGAACTATAGAAAACTTATTGTCTACTGTGTTTGGCCTGTATCTGTAGTTTCCTAGTTTTTCAATATTTTCAGAATCATTCATATTCCATTCGGCAAAGACAATTGATTCTGTTTTAATAGTGTGTGATGTTTTTAGATGATTGTCTAATTCTTCAGACTGAAACATTATACCTGCTCCAAAGCCATGCTTACGTTCCACATATCAAATCCAGTTGCTCTTCCATTACTCCAAGCCTGACCTCTTTTTTCAATGTCATAATCAAATGAAGCAAAATACATTTGAGCAACTTGGGTGTATCTATTTAGGTTTCCAGATCCATCCTTGTCGTATGATAGGAATACCCAGAATGGTCCATAGTGTGTTTCATACCAATCTAATAGATCTGCTCCTCCTGCACCACCATCTGCTGTATACTCCTCTGGATTTTTTCCTAAATATTTTCCATCAGGACTAAAAATATTTGTCTGCTCTAGTTCTCCATCAACATATACTGGAGATGATCCATACGCTCTTGAAGGAAGTCTGGCCCAAGATGTTGACACATTGATCTTGTCTGCGGTATGGTAAGACCTCATTGTTCCATTGACCATTCTATTTCTAGTCTCTATCCTTTGATTTGATATAGAAATAGTAGATCTGTTATGATCAGATAGGATTATAAAGTCTTCAAATTCATTACCCTGTGGAATATATAGTCCGTCTTGTAGTGTTCCTGGGTTATCAGAAAATAAGACTGCCTGTGGCCTTTGCCACTTAATTCTTCCAGCCATATACGAGCTAGTAGCCACGGTTACCTCTAACCTGTTGATTTTGTAACTGTTTCATTTTAAACATAACCTTATTAGCAATATCATCAGCAGACTGACTTGCCCCATTAATAGAGAATTTCATATCATATGTATTATACACTGGAGCGTTAGTGCTGGAAATAGAAGTACTATTTACTGAGTTCATTTGTGGAGTTTCTGGTCCAGTATTATATGTTGGCATAGCAAAAGATCCTTGATTAAGTGCATTCATCAATGGTGTTCCATATTTATCTACCATTGCTTTACGAATTATAAATTCTCCAGGAGATAATATTGCTCTAATAGAATCTCTTGATCCATTACCAGCAACCATTCCACCACTGAAATATTTAGATAAATCTCCCTCTGGCATAGTTGGAACAAGTTTTTTAGTTTTAGTCCACCTAAACCTTCCATTTTTATCCATATAAATAATACCTTCATCTAATGCTTGACCAGTTAGCATCTTCATTCCAGGCATCATTATTGATCTAGAATTTTGACTAGGAGTTTTTCCAGAAGATCCCTGAGTTTCTCCTGATGAACCATCAGTTGTTAAAGCAGCTGATGTTTGAGATGCAGCGGAAGAAAGATATCCAGAGACTGCTTTATCATATCTTGCCTGCGCTGCAGCCCTCTCTGCTTTTCTATCTTCTTCAGTGTATGTCTTTCCTAGTGGTTTAAGAGCTATTTTTGCAAAATCTCCTGCTAAAGCTTTTTTAGCTGCCTGTATTTGTTCTCCAACATTTTGCCATTGCGCCGCTAAGTCTGCAGCCTTTTGTTCTGCTCTTTCAGTTTCCTTTGTCATTAGTTCTTGCCAGGCCAGATCTGCTTGCATCCAATTATTCATTTTTTCAAATTCATCTTTTGTTAGTCCTACCTCATTCTTTACATCCCTTTGCTTTCCTTCTATCTTTAATAGATGATCATCAACCTGTTCTGCCATTAAAGCATTTTGTCTTTCAAGTGGCTCAATTTTAGATCTTTCAATATCACGAATAGCTAATTGTTTTGTTGCAATAGAATCTTGTAAGCTTTCAAGTGCTTTATTAAGGTTAAACTCTTTATCTTTAAGTGGAAGAATGTCATTTATTTGTCTATTGTAAATTTCATCTTCAAGCAGTCTAGTTTTTAAAGATGTTTGATATGATTGCTCTTTAATATCAGATATTTGTTTTTCTGCTTGTTCTCTTGTCAGCCCTCCAGAAGTTCTTAAAGATGCTATCTCATTTTCTCTTCCTTTATCCAAAGATGTTCTTACTTGTTCCACTGCAAATGATGCAGCAGATGCTCTCATCTCTTGAGCAGCAGCGGTAGCAGCATAAATGTCTCCCTCAGATATTGCTTGAGATAGATTAAGCTGTTGTTTTTGTTGTTCAATAATTTGTTGATTAATGCTTTGAACCTTATCTAATGCTTCAATTCTTTTATTGTAAGCTTCATCAATTTTTGTTTCAGCCTCTGACATGATTTCAAGGTCACGAGAAAGTTCTTCAGAAACTCTCATTCTTAATTCATCTTCACGCTTAAGGTTGTCTATTTTTCTTTGAGCTAGTTCATTTTGTCTTTCATACCCTCTAATTAAATCTTGATTAGAATCAATTTCTTTTTGAAGTTGTTCTATTCCCCAGTCGGAGTAGTCACTTGCAATTCCATTTCTTGTTTCTAGTGCTCTAATTTCATCATTAATTACCTGGATTCTTTCTCTATATCCATCAATTAAATCTTCATTAAGTTTTATTTGCCATTCCATATCAGAGACTGACATTCCATAGTCTGCTTCAAATTGAATATCTTCCTGTACCTGAATAGCAGCAAACTCTCTATCAAAGAAGGCATTTTGCTTAGAGGCATATTCATCCCACTCTTCTCTTGCTAATTCAATACCAGTCTTTAGGGAATCATTAAACTTTTCTTCTAAGTTAACCTTTCTTTGTTGAATCTTTAAAAATCTTTCAAGATCTTTGACTGCCTCTTTATCGCCCTTATTTGCCCTCTTTTTTAATTCCCAGTATGCATCAAGTCTGTCTGTATCTTCAGCAATAAAGTTAAATGTTTCTCTTGATACCCCTTGCTCACCCATAAGCGACCTTGCTGCCCTAGTCCTCTTTCTAGTATCAATATTTGAAAGCCTATCTTCTCCAACCATTTGGTTTATTCTTGCTGCTGATTGTGCCTGCAAGAATCCTTTTCCTGCAGCAGTTATCTTGTTACCCTTGGTAAATTTTTTAATAAATTCTTCAGAACCTTCTGGACCCATTTCCATAATTTGAGATATTGCATCTTTTGGAAGTCCTTTTATATTCTTTAATTTATCAAATATTCCTTGTCCTTTAAAAACTTGTTGAGCAAAAGACATTTTGGCATTATTAAGTTTTTCCATACTCATGGTGGCATCTGTCCAAAGTTTAGCCATGTTAAGAATTTCTTCTTTAAATCCTTTTAGAGGTGATTCTTTTCCTCCACCTCCACCACCACTACTGCCACTGGAACCTGTGTCAGATCCTCCAGAAGGATTTATTTTAATGTTGGCCATCTCAGACTCACCTTGAGCTATTGCTATTTCTAGGGCTTTTATGTCAGCCGCCATAGTTTTTCCTGCCTCGGTTGCGGCCCAACCTGGTCTTACAGCTAAAGAGGCATAGGTATCTTTTAAGTCTTTTAGTTTGTCAGCATTTCCAGTTAAAGTGATTTGAAGATCCCAAGCTTTTTTAAATACATCCGTACCCATGTCTAGAACTTTTGCCTCACCGAACCTGTCTATTAGACTATTCCATGTTTCATCTGCTTTTTTAACGGCTTCTGGATCATTTTCGTTTACTGTCATTTCAAAAAGTATTTTTTTCTTAGCTTCTAACGTTTCAGCTTTTCCAAAATTCTTCCAAGTTTTATTTGTTGTTTTAACATCTTTTGCAAGTTGATCTGGAGATTTGTATTCTCCATTTTCAGTAGTTAGCAACCCAGCCTCTATTGCTGCTTTTAGGTCTATGCCTTTATCCAAATTAGACAAGATTGGCCACATCTTTATAACTTGATCAAGGTGGGGCCCAATCTCCATGAATGTTGACGGATCTTCTATATTTATTCCTAATCTTGCCGTCATATCTGTTGGCATCCCCTTGATTATTTCCGCATATCCTTTTGCTTCTTGAGACATTCTCTTAACATAGTCTTCTGATGTTTCTCCAGCATTTTTTGATTCTTCAGCCATTCCCTTAAAATAATCTATAACAATTTGGGCATTTTCTCCAAATGCTGGGCCCATTCCAGAATACGAATCTTCAAACTTATTAAGACCATCTGTTAATTCTTCAGCATTTTGTGTTGTATTGCCTCCAAAAACCTCTTCAATTGCTTTTGCCATATCCATCCCTGCAAATTCTGCGGTATTCATTTTGGCAATAAGATCAAGCAGGACGTTCATTGCATCTGGTGTAGCAAGCAGCTCGTTTAAACCCTCTGCTCCCAACACATCAGTTGCAGCAGCCAAACCAACATCTAGCTGTTCTGGACTTATAGCTCTTTCTTCAATTGCTGTTTGTGTTTCTGGTAATGCTGCCCAGGCTGTTGCTGCACCAGATATATACTGCTCAGTTGTTCCAACATCTGTGACCTCAAGTTCTGGATATTTTATTTTTACATCAGATAGATCTAGGGCAAGCATGATTGATTCTTTAATTTGCTCAGCCGTTGTCCCTATTCCTAAACCTTCAAGTTGCATCCAATCAAAGTTTTCATCTTTAAGTGCTGCTTCCATATTTTCTACAAAGGCTGGTCCATAGGTTGGATCTGCCATGGCATCTGCTAAAAACTCTTGTACCGTTACTCCCATTTGTTTAGCACTATTGGCTATGAAATTTATTGCATCTTCATTGTAGCCATAACTACGAGATATAATATCTAAATCATTTTGTGCAAAATTTAATGTGGAGCTTTGCGCGGGGGTCGCCCCATCTTCTGGAATTGCGGTTCCAAGTTGTCCTTCAGCTACTCTGACTGCTAAACTCTTTTTTTCTTCTCCAGCGGCACTTGCCTCATAGACTCTTCCATTTACTTCAACACGATCAGGATCTCCCTCTTTTCCTTCAACAATTTTTACACCCGATGGAAGGTTTGTTGTATTTCCAGCAGCAATTCTTGAAAGAGCATCTGCTGCTTTTTCATAATCTGATGCAGTTGTTCCTGCTGAATATCCCTCAATTGATCCTTCTGCTCCACCCAGTAGCCTATCCATAACAATTTGTCCAGCCCTTTTACCTGCAAGAACCGCCCTTGCTTCGTCTTGAGTCAGTCCATCCTCAGCAGCAATAAGAAGCTCCTCTGATATGCTAGACCATTGAGATGTAACATCAGATACCCTTTGTTTTGCATTTTCTGGGGTAATTCCAGCAAGAGACTCAATCATTACTGCCGTTATTGCTGACCTCTTTGCTTGATCTGCAAGAATTGTGTCAAGGTCTTCTTCTGGGAAAAGAGCTTTAGCGATATTTTCTACATTTATTGTTCCAACTACTGCTCCAGCAAGATCACCCTCAAAACCAGAAACAATTAATTGGCTCTTAAGTGCTTCGTTTAATGCTCCAGTATCTACCTGACCACCCATCATCATAGACTGAATAACAGATGACATATTTGCTGTTGCCTTAGCTTCTATTTGATCAACTCTTGCCATTTCAGTAGCATATTCTTCAGCAGAAATTAATCCCTCTTGCCTCTTTTCAATAAGAAGTTGTTCTGCTCCTCTTAGTTCTCCTAAAACTTGGATAGACCCACCCATTATTCTTGCAGCACTGCCAATATTTTCATTAAGTCTTGCAACCTGATCTTGATATTGCTTCCATGCTACCAAGCCTCCGATAAGTGTTCCAGTAATTGCCCCAATAACTGTTCCAACAATTGGAACAACAGAACCTGCTGTAGCACCAGCAACACCAGCAGACAGGGCTGCACCCAAACCAACCCCATACATTGCCATTGTTGCCCCAAGACCAACTCCAAGGCCAGCAAGAGTTCCTACACCAGCGGCGGCTCCAGTCTTTCCTAGACCTTCGGCAAACATAGATTTTTGAGTATCATATTTTCCTATTCCCGTCATATTTGCTAGACTTCGTGAAGCACCAGATTGACCAACATCTGTTGGCCTATATCCACCAAGTGCGTCAATGGCAGCCTGTCTTTCCGCAATAATGTCAATAAGGTTATCAATTCCCTTAGCAAAATTACCTGCAGCAAAATCTAATTTTAATTTTTCTTGCATAACAGCATCATTAAGATAATAGGCTACAGAATATCCATATGCTTTTGCTGTTTCTTCATCCATACCATCGGCAATTGCCATAGAGATCATTTTTGCTACTTCGGTATATCTTTCAGCAGAGGTTAATTCTCTAAGATTGTCAAGGAATTTTGTTCCTCTTTCAGACTCAAAGTACTCTGAGAATTGAGACATTGATTCTTTTTGATCTGGGTTAATTCTAAACAATCTATCTTTTGCTCTTTGTGATGCAAATGTATATCCAGTTGCCGCACTCATTTCCTGTTGTCTGTTTGCTATACCACCAAGATTTGCTCCAGCTTCTGCGGCTGACCTTGCAAGATTGTCTAGATCCATTCTTGTTTTTACAAACATTGCTGTAAGAGCACCAACTGCAACAATTGCTAACCCAAATGGATTTGTAAGCATTGGGAGAAGCATCTGAAGACCCATCAAGCCCATTGTCACTGGCATTATTTTTTGAGCCATTTCTCCAAGCTCTCCTTCTAGGAAGCTTGCAGCCATTGAAACACCCATAAGACCCATTACAGCGCTATTACCTACACCGCTTATTCTTTGTCCCCGTGTTTGTCCAGTTTTTTCATTTACTTTTCCAAGCCATCCACCTATTCCTTGAGCGACCCCCTTTCCTGCTGCTCCAACATTAGAAATTATTGCACCAGCAATTCTTCCCGCATCTCTAATGGATATTGCTGCGGATCTCAAAGATTTTTTGATTTCATCTGCTCCGCCTGTTGCGGCACCCTTAATTGCTTTACCCGCATCAATGAATGCTTGCTTAAGGTTAACACTTCTAAGCGTAGCAAGAACATTGTTCCACTTAGTTACTGCCATCGTTCTCATGGCTGCAAAAGCCCCAACAATTTTTTCTACTCCAGTCACAACCTTGATTGCACCCAAGATCATAGATTCATAAAGCTTGGTGGCCCCCGCTTTTACTGCCGTAACAGCACCATTGAAAACATTTACAATAACTCCTCTAATGGCAATGGTAGCCTTTTCAATACCAGTTACAGCCTTAATAGCACCCCAAAGAAGTGACTCGTATAACTTATTTGCCCCCGCTTTTACTGCCGTAACAGCACTAGAGAATGCCTCTTGCATTCTTTTTGATAGAGTAGAGATAACAACAGCTCTTCCAAGTGGGTCCATAAGAAGCTGGGTTATTCTAGAGATTTTTGTTGCTACACCCTTTACTGCTGAAACCACAGAATTAAATGCAGTTGCTATTGGAGATAATTTTTGCCTTACAAACTCAAGTGCTGCATTAAGCTTTTCTAGAGAAACCCTGGTGATGGTGGCAACAACAACTGCTCTTCCCAATGGATCTGCAAGTAATTGGAATCCTTTTGAAACAAATTGAGCAGCAGACGAAATCGATTGTCCAAACTGTACTATCTTTGATTTTATTGGATCAAATGCTTGTGACGCTTTTGTAACTGCTGAATTAAGTTTTTCTTGTGCAACCATTCCTGCAATAGTTACTGTCATTGCCCGTGGAACTGGATTGGCTGCTATTGTTCCAGCCCTCTTGAATGAATCCCTTATTCCTGCCAATCTTTCTCTAACTGGACGCAATCTTTCTGATACTCTTCTAGAAACATCTTGTCCTCTATAAAATACCTGATTTCTTAATCTCTGAAGATTTCTTGGTAAGTCTGACATAAAGGTTGAAACTGCATTTTTTATTTGTGCTGGCATTCTTTTAACTGATTCCCAGGCGAGCATTGTTTTAATCATTGCTGTTTCATATGCATTTTTTGCTTTCATGGGAAGGGTCTTTGCTTTTTCCCAAATTATCATTGTTTTAAGCATGACTTCTACATATGCCGCTTTTGCTTTTGCTAAAGTTGTTTTAATAGCTTCTGCACCCGTTAGTTTTAAGCCCATCCAAGTATAAGAAATTTGGGTTAAAAATCTTTTAATAGAATCAACAGATTTAGTAATCCATGGATTTAATTGAATAAATGCTTGACCAAGAGCTACAAAAATTGGGGCAATCGCCCTTGTCGCTTCCCATGCAAAGGCAGGAATTTGTCTAAATGCTGCAAGCAGAGATGTTTTTGCATCTCCAAGGGTGGCAATCAAGGTTGAGGCCAATACTTTGGTAGACATTCTTACACCACTAAGATCTTCTTTTCCAACTGGCTGACCCTTTACTGGAGATGTGGCAATTTTTGAAGATCCTATATATTTTTGAGCTGCCTCTATCCATTTCTGTGCATAAAGAGTTCCATCTTGTAATCCATATTTACCCATTGCTGGGGCTGGAGAAGCATGGCCAGACTGCGCTCCAACAGTTGGAATTAATTTTTTACTTTCCAGTCCAGCGGCATTATTCATTGAACGAGCAAATGTGTATCCAAGCAGCTGTCCTCCCTTTTGGAATAGTGGTAAAGCTTTTTCAACATCTCCCTGTGTTGCTAAAATCTGTCTTTGTAGTCCTATGCCAGCAGGTGTTTTAGCAAGAGATCCAAAAGCTCCTAGCAGCTCTTTTCTGGGAACTCCTGCTTTTGCTAAATCATCTGTTGGAAATTGTCTTGCCTGTGTTGGAAAGTATTTTTCCATTTGAGGCATTTGTGTATAAAAAGGTTTTCCTTGGTTGCTAGCATATAACGGAAGTCTGTCATATCTGTCCCCACCCTTTGGAACAGAAATTCCTCTTGTTTGCATCATGCGAGCATTGGCGGTTCTTTCACTTTCAGTACCCATTCCTGGGCCAATATACCTACCACCTGAATAATCTTTGCTAGAGCTTAGTGTTTCTTTTGCTGCTATTCCTGCTGCACGACGTAAGGCCATGTCCATGTCTTTTCTCTTTAGAGGTATGTTTGATCCTCCAATTTGTTTTGCAACGGCATCCAGCTCTGCATTTAATCTTGCTGTATATTGAATTAATTTTTTCTCAATTTCATCATCGGACATTCCTAGATTTTTTAATTGTTCTCTTAGCATTACATGGTTTTTTGGATTTCCCAATTCCTTTTTTGCCATATCAATTGTTGCTTTATTGTTATTCATTGCAGCATTTAAGGTTTGACTTATAGACGCAATTCCGTTATTGAAAACGTTAACATACTTAGCACCTGATGCTTGAAGATTTCTTATAGCCTCTTTAGCAGATTCTCTATAAATTGATGGATTGGCCTCGATCATTCTTACTGCCCGCTCTATAGGCATTCTTACTGCTCCGCCAAGATGTCCTCTTTGTCTTGCTTCGTCACCTGTCATCTGAAGCTGTTGCATAGGCCTATCGTAGCCAAGGGCTCTTGCTTGTGGACTTACTTCTCTGGATGCTGATCTTCTAATAACTGGTGGCTTCGAAAGCTCTTTTTCTCTTTTTTTCATTCTTGCAACAGATTTATCAAGTGCTGCCGCTGTAGGAGATATTCCCTGAGCAATAAGACCCCTTAGAGCCTGCTGCAATCTGCGAAGTTTTTTTCTTGCTTCCTCTACTCCCTTACCAAGTGCCTTTGCCTCGTTTAGCTCATTTTCGGCACCAGATAGCCTTGCAGCAATTGGACCGATACTTCTTCCTGGAATTATCCCAGCGTATCTTGCGGCCCAATCTGTTGTACGAAGCTGCGTTGTTGATGGGGTTAGTCCACCGTTAAATCCAGGAAGGGTTCCTGCATTCATTGCAGCAATAACTGGAGCATATTTTTGTGTTGCAGATTTTGTTACAACAGATTCTCCTGGAGTTAAAAGTGCTGGTACAGTATCCTTGTTTCCTGTTCCTGGAACACCTGTCACCCCTCCAGCATATTTTCTTGGAGGAATCATTCTTCCCATTGGGGTGAAAAAAGATCTTGGCTGTGTTGATGTAGCCTTTGCAGCTGGTACGAATCCTGTCTTTCCTGGAGCAGTTGCTGGAAGAGCTATGCCTGCAACTGAGCCTAACCTGCCAGAATATATTGACAGGAGCTCAATAAGCCTTTCTAGTGCCCTTTGCTGTATAACAAATTTACCTGTAAGCTTTTCGGTTGATCCACTTAATCCATCTGCAGCAAGTCTTGCCTCCTGTTCTTTTTGAGCAAGGTGTCCAAATGCAGAAGAATCTCCCTTTAATCTAGCAAAAAACTTTCTCATAATCTGAACAAACTTAACTATGTTTGCTATGCCGTTAGCAAATAAACCAACAACCATTAGAACAATTGGACCAATTCCTGCAATCAAAGCAATAGCTACAGTTATTGCGTTTTTAATACCATCTGGAAGATTATTAAACTTATCAGCAATTTTTGTTACTATGTCTATCACTGGAGTAAGAATTTTTAAGAATGTTTCTCCAACTGGTGCGATGGCAATCTTCATTTTTTCTATTGCCGCTTGAAACTTGACACTAGTCGCTTCTTCAATCTTGCTAAGTTCTTTATCAGACACTCTTGCAAGATCTTCGACAGACATGGATGTTAACTCAATGGCTCTTGCTGCTTGACCAGAGTCATTTGCTAAGTTCTTAAATAGAGCTCCAAGTCTTGCATACTGATAGGTTCCAAAAACTTTTTGCAAGACCTGTTGTTGCTCAAAGTTTCCAAGTCTAACTAATGCATCACTAAAATCATTCAGCATTCCCATAAGGTCGCCTTTATTTTGTTGGGCGATAGCATCAATACTTATGTTGTACTTTGCCATTTCTTCTCTTGCAGCCTTAGTTGGATTAATAAGTCTTCCAAGACCAGACTTAATGGCGTTTGCTCCCTGCTCTGCAGTTACACCACCCTCGCGTAAGGCAGTCATCATTACTGCTAGATCTTTTACATCTCCACCCAATCCTTTAATTACTGGAGCAACACGAGGAATTGCAGCAGCCATATCTTGCATAGTAAGGATTGTTTCGTTTTCTACAATGTTAAGAAAGTCAATAGTTGGTGCTAAATCTTCATTACTAGTTTGAAATGCTGTTTGAAGGGCAATTGTTGCATCAAGAGCTTCATCATATTCCATTAATCCAAGTGTTGCTAATCTAATTGTTTGTTCTGTTCCAGCTACTAGTGCATCCCCCTGTGCTCCTGTTGCTGCTACTCGTGCAGCAATATCAATAGTGCTAGCCATACTTTTACCATATTTAGTATATTCTGCACCAAGTTCTTTTACTGCATCAAGATTTCTTTCCATTTCAGCAGTTGTTGTTTCAAGATTTCCATAGACTCTTTTAAAAGAAATTTCTGCCTTATCAATTTCTTTAAAAGCTTTTGCTGCTGCTGCCCCCATCATTGCTAGAGGTAGGGAGAATCCTACCATCAACTGTCGACCAGCCCATTGTGTATTTTTACCCCAGTTTAAAAGCTTAGTTGATCCAAGATCGATCATTCTATTCATCATCATCTGACGCTGAGCTGCAATTTGAGTTGCTGCCGCCTGTTTGTTTAGAGCAGTTGGAGTCATTGCCATTGCTTGGGCAGCTCCAGCAGCGTTATTTCCTAATGCAACATATTGTGTTTGCATTCTTTTAACATTTTGCTCTGCAACACGAGACATCATATCGAATTCTCGTTTGAATATCCTGCTCATCCCAGGAAGTTGTGAAGATGCATACCTTGTATACTGACCAAGAGACATTTTGCCTCTATCAAGTGCATCAGAAAATTGTTGTGTGGCAGTAGTGACTGGAACTACCCTTGCATTCCACATACGGCTAGCATTAGCACTATCCATCAGTGCTTTGCTTAGAGCTGCTTGTTGTGCTGCTGCGGCCCCTGATCCAGAATTTATGCCTTTGTTTGTTGCTGCAATCTGTGCTTGTAAAGATCTTAGCTGAGCAGTTGCTTGAGAAGTATTAACTAATATATTAATACTGGCATTTACTGGGGTAGACATTTAAAATTTCACCTTATTAAATTATACCATTATCCGAGTGGATTTTTAGGTCCATCCTTATCAGAAACAGAGTAATAATCTATTCCCATCCCTATGCCAATTCCTGCTTTTATGGCGCTGCTTCCTTGTAAAGAAATGATATCGTTAGAGTCTCCTGTTGCTCCACCGCTAAAAACTCTTGCCTTCAAGTCTTCCCATTCTTTTTGTCCACGATTTTTTCCATCAGAAGATTTATTGTTTGCATCAAGATCTACTCCTTGCATTGCAGCAAGAAACTTTTTTTCTTCATAATCTTGTTCTCTTTTTGCAATTAATATTGATGTAAGCTCAGGCATAGAAAGACTACTTTCCAACTCTTCATAGTCTTTCCATATACCTAAAAGGAAAACTTCAGATTCGATCTTGGCGAGATCTAGTTCGCTCCAGGTGTCCCCGCCGTCAGTACGTTTCCCTGGGAATCCAGCTTAATGCCTGCGGCTGCTTCAATTACTTGATATACACTTGGAAGATCGATATTATCTTCTAGCATTACACGATCATCTGAATATTTTGTATCGTATTGCTTCATAGCAATTTGTACACAGTCCATCAAAAGATCCATAGATTTATCATTGCTATCTGCAACATCTGTGATTCCTTCAAATGTTTTCATAAATTCTCTTAAAAGAGAAATCTTTAAAGGACGCATTTTAACCTTTGTTCCGTCCATCATTTCAATTTCCATTGTTTCATATACTGTTGTTGCCATGTTACTCCCTTTCCTTGTTGTGGTAGAAATATTATAGCATGACGAAGGCCCCCGTGCAATGCACTAGGGGCCGTCGACTATTAAGTTATTTTTTTATCAGGTTGTTGGTGCAGCAACTGTGCGATCAACAATCTTTCCATATGAACCAGATGCGTCCTCTGGAAGTAGACGGAAAGAAACCTCAAACATTGAGGCTTCGTCTCTCTTTGCTGACACGGTTACGTTATCAATTGATAATGCACGATAAGCAACATAAATTCTTTCTACATATTCTCCTGGATCACAATCTCCTGTACCTGGTCCAACTGCAACTAGACCACGTTCTACAGGACACTCTCCAATTGAGCCAGCAGAAAGGTTCATAACTGATGCTGTAGCCTTTGTTCCTCCATCTGCCCCTAGAGGGCTATCAATGGTGGCATCGGCATCGTAGTCAGTATCAGATGCTGCAATTGCTACCAGAAGGTTTTCTAGTGATGCTTCAGCAAAGGCTGTTGCAAGATTAACCTGCATTCCTTGCTTGTACAACTTAGCAACGTCAAGAACCTGATCAACCTGTACCTCACCAAAATCTGGCTGGAACTGAAGCTCTAGACCGTTCATTGTATAACCAACGTTACGAACTACTGCTGTTCCTGCTGATCCTGAAAGTGTTTCTTGATACTTTTCTCCAGCAACGAAGTCTGGTAGTGCTGTTGTTGAATCAAACTCACCAGTGTTGCTGACGAACATGGCTGCTGCGCCTACGATAATCTGCTTTGAATCTCCGCGTGTATAAGCCATATATTTCACCTCTTTTCCATAGTTTTTTTGTGCTATGGGGTGTTTCCTCATTTATAATTATACAGCAATTTATGACAAATAATCTTCAAGAGATTTTGTATGATGATAGCATACATCTATCATAAATTCTGTTATGTTGTGTGGTCTAGATGATTCTTGTCTCAACATTTCTTCAGCACTTGGGGCACCAGATCTGGCTTGATAAACTCTAAGTGTATGGAAGTACACTGGATACTCTTCACATCCACCATTTTCTCTTATCCATTCATTAATATCTTTTGCAGAGTCATCTTCTCTGTCAAGGATAATTTGAAGAGCAGCAGACCACTGTATTGTTTCTAAAGGATTTGCCTTTAAATAGTAAAGAAAACTTTCTCTCTTTTTTGGATAAAACGGACTTGAGGAAAACCTAAATACTCTGTCATAAAGGAAGTATGCCTTATTCTCCCATTGCTTTTGACCAGTAGTAGAATCTCCAATTGGAAAAAGTGGTATCTTGCTTCCGTATCTTTTGCTTTGTGTAAGAGTTGGGTCAAGTTGTTTCATGGTATCCCAAAAATATCCGTTCACAGCAAGAATAGGAACTGACAAAGATTCTAAACTCATAGCAAACCACCCTTAATGTTCATGTATTCTAATCCTGCCTTTCTTCCTGCACTTCTACCTATTTTAGCACCCTCTGCAAAATTTTGAGCAAATTCTTTTGGAAAAGATAATTGATCAAATATTCCAGACTGCTTTAGTATTGTACTTGTAAAGTAAACCTCAAAAAAATCATTTACTGCTCTTCCAAAACTTCCAGCCACTTGATCTCCACCAGGGTTGTCAATAAATATTGAATTAACAGTAAAAACCTGTTCTCCATTAACATCAAAAGCCAAGAAGTCAGAAGACCTAGGTTCTATTAAAATTGATATTGCATTCTCCATTACGTTTGCCTTGTCTACAAATGGCTCATTAGAATTTTCGCTCACGCTTTCTGAGGCAATAAATTCTCCAGTAATAATTATATTTGTTTTACTTGCAATAGCCTTAATTTCAAAAAGTCTGGCTGATGAATCTCCCACCCTATTCCATTCATAAACATGATGCAATGATTCTGGATTTGCTTTTGCTTTTATATCAATATACTGTTTAAGAGATTCTTCTGTTATTTGAGCAAGTTTAGTATTAAAGATAATTGTCCCAGCCTTTGTTCCGTCCAAAAATCCTAAGGAATAATCCACTGTATTTCTAAGAGCCTTGTTGAAATCTCTTTTATCATATCTTATTCCTATCATATTTCAGTCAGCGCCTGAGTATCTGATCTATTAAAAAGTATTTTCCAATACTCTATTTGGTTCCATGGATTTACATAAGGTTCTATAGCAAATATTTCATAAATAGTGGATTCTTTTTTTCTTTCTCCTGCTACCTCAATGTAGTACTCTTCATTAGTTTTTGTATTTCTTATGTTTGTTATTAAAATACTGGTTATGGGGTAGTATATTCCGTTAAGAGAAATTCTTGGGTCTACCCTGCTTCTTCCAATTAACTTATCTTCATACTGATTAAACATCTGAGTTTTTAGTGCATTTTTACTTACTGATCCAAGTATTTCAGCATATCCTTCTATTGTTTGATCTAGTTTCCAATCTTTTTCTTCCATGCCATATTTGTTTTGGCATTCTGTTGCATAGTAAACATCAAAAGACATAGGGAATAAAAAATTAGAGCACTCCATCTATAGAACTCCTAGTTTATAAAAATTAGTTGCATATCCCTGAAGAATATGATCAACAATTCTATTTCCAGTTCCAGACCACGCAAGATCTCCATACTTTATTGTAAATTGATCAGTTGTATATTCTTTTATGTATTTATTTACATAATCTAATTTACCGCATTTTATATCTGACATAAGCATCTTTGTTGCATCTTGTATGTCTACTGGAACAACTGGGTATCCAAACTCTGCTGATATGGTGAAGTCATATCCATTTGGGAAAAGATCAAACTCTCTTACTTTTGTAAGAGCAGCAATTGGATCGTCAGAATCATTGTAAAGATTAAAGGAGTCTGATGCTGCCAAGGGTAAATCTACTGGCTTTGATTCAGATCTATTATATAACCCTTCCTGCCTTATGGTAATGGCAGCATGGTCTGCTGTAACAAAATATGTATCTTGAACAACGCTAGCACTAGCAAAACGATCATATACTAAAACATTATTTCTGTATATATGATTTATCCTATTTATTCTATTTGGAATTGCTAGATAATCTCCACCAAGTGCCACGAGATCTAAAGTATCATATGTGTAATAGAATCCACCCGTAATAGAGTCAATTATTGACCTTGCAATTCTTTCATTATAGACTGCCTCTTCATCTTCTCCTTCTGTTTCTCCTAATGTATATGGATTAACATATGGGCGCTTAATAGCAAGATTATCTATTACTACAGTGTCTTCTGGATTTCCCCCTTCATCTAAGGAAAATACATTTACAACATATTCATCATCAAATTTTTCAAAATATTGATCAAGTTGTTGTGAAATTGTTCCATAGTCGTCAGATGATACTTCATGTTCAGCAACAAGTTCTGACTTTGTGCTATAAATTTTTAAAGCATAATCTGTATATGGATCTAAACTAGAATATTTAAGAGTAATAGGAAATTCTGATGGCTGTCTAAGAATTATCATGCCTTACCGTAATATGTGGCCACCTCTTCTGGTGTTGCTTCACGAACATTCTTGTTTGTGAGCCACTTTTCGGCAACCTCCCTTGTAATAATGTTATAACCAAATGTTAACTTTCCTACCCCTTGCCAGTGTAAATTTTTTTCTGAGTAAACAGCAACCTTGTCTTCAGAAACTTCTGGAGTTTTTTTCTCAGCCTTTACAGGTGGATAGTTTTTTTCTGCTGATCTGACTGTAATTACTCCATCTTCATTTGACTTTGTGTTAGATGTAGCAAATGACTTTTTTGGCTCTGGAACAGAAATAATATTTTCTGCAACAACCTGTTCTGGCACAGTAATGTTTGATTCAATATCCATTAGGATAGAAAGAATTTTTGTTTTTGTTTTTGCTTCTCCGATATCTATACCATTTTCAAGGGCATAGTCCCTTAATTCTTTTGCGGTCTTTGATGATAAATGTTCCATTTATTTCCTCCTGTGTCTAAACTTAATTATATCAGAATATGCTTGAGGGGGGTAGGTTTTTGTCCTACCCCCCAACAAGTGCAATATTTAATTATTAGGAAGTTGGTGCTGAAGCATCTGCATAAGCAACTGCGTCAAGCTCTTCCCATGTGATACCTAGACGGACGAATACTGTGTATTCAATTGTGTCCTTCTTGGCCTGATACTCACGGTTAACAGTGATATCGCGCTGGAAGCCCCATACACGGTTGCTGGGGAATGTCAAATCGACATAATCAGCAGGGTAGTAGGGAACTTCAAGAACATCGATACCGAGAACGCGAGTAACATTTGCGTTGCCTAGTGTCTGGCCTGCACCGTCTAGGTAAGCCTGACGGTTGCGTTCTGTGCCAGCAATACGTGGATCAAATGCTGCTGCAATAGCATCAGCAAGGGTTCCATTGTTGGCAACGATACCAGCGAATGCGTCTGTACCTGCGTAGAACTTAAGATTGCTCTTAACTGCGCGGTACTTACGTGGCATTGCATAGATGATCTGCTGCATTACTTCTGGTGTCCAAGCGTTGTTGGAAACAGAAACTACTGCCTCATGAGCATCGCTACCACTAGTAACCTGATGAACGAATCCATCCCAAATTCCTAGGAATGGGTCTGCTCCATTGTCACCATTGATAGCAAGATCCTCAATATCGTTAGCAAATGCATTTGTCATCAAGCGAACTAGATGATCTTCTAATGCTCCACCTTCGATGTTATCCTCAAGTGATTCTGTTGAAACTTCCCAGTCAAGGCGGATCTTTGTTGTAGTAAGTTCTACCTTGGTAAAGGTTGCTCCAGCGTTATCATATGTACCTAGTGCCTGAGCAGCAGCACGGATAACACGCTCTCCAACGTTAACCTTTTCGATTTCCATTGTGTTTGCACGCATTGTAACTCTACGACCATCGTTAGCAAGAACGGTAGCGTCCCATACATAATCAATGAATCGGTTAGCCTGCTCAGGGTTGAGTAGACCACTTAGAGTTCCTGTAGGATTTACAGCGTTTGGACCTGATGTAACACCGTAGTTAGCGTTTGGGATATTGCCCAATACGCCATCAGCGGGGCTTGATACGCCACCAATACCTCCTGCTGCTACTGCGCCCTGTCCTTGGTATAAACCTGGGTTTGGATCACCGTACTGACCTGAGTCTGATGGCTGATTCTTTAAAATTTCTTCTGACATTTACTTTCACCTCCTGTTTTCTTTATTTAAATAGGTCGGACTTGTTGAGGAAACGACCGCCCCATAGAGATTTGTGAACCCTTACAGGTTCTTCCTGAATAATCTCTCCGAGATCTCCAGACTTACGGAAAGCGGTATCATTTTCCACTGCATCAACACGCTTTCCAAACTCTTCATATGAACCCTTAACTTCTTTGACCTCTTGGCTAACGCCAGCAACCTCTTGGGATACACCAGCGATTGTCTTATGAAGACCTTCTACTTTTTCGTTTAGAGCCTTCATGGTCTCAGCAAGAGTTTCTATGGCTGAAGTTACAGTTTCAGTAATAGTCTTTACAACATCTTCATTTGTTGTTTCAACTGATTTTTCAGTTTCTTCAACAACTTCGGCTGACTCTACTACTTCTTCTTGTTCTTCAACAGATTCTGTTTCTTCAGAACTTGTTTCCTCGTCTGCTTTAGCAACAGTTTCTTCTTCAATGGGAGCGGATTCCGCCTCCTCGACTTCTTCTACAGACTTAACTACTTCTTCTGTTTCTGAAGTTTCAATATTTTCTTCTGCCATCTTGCTTACCTCCTTTTCATCATTTTTCATTCTTAATAGAATTGTCTTGACTACATCTGCCTTTTCTGCATCATTGGACTCAACAAACCCTATGTTTTGCATACCTTTGTCACAACGTGGACAGTCGGAAGAGGCGTTGGCAGAAAGTTGAACAAGATCATCGCTGTTACACCAAAAAACATTTTCTATTGATGCCTTAGCAAGATAACCACCCTCATGATTTTTTTCAATACTGATGACATTTGCATATTGGTTTGCTGGATTATCAACCAAAGAAAGCTCATATAGTTCATAATCTTTAATTACACGAATTGATTTATCCATATCTTCTTGATAAACATCTTCTGACTCTTTGATGTTTCCCCCGATAGAAAAACCAGTTAGTGTTCCGTCTAAAACTTTTTCCCATGTATCCTGAGCACCCTTTGATACATATGCTGAAACATATACTCCGTTATAAAACTTTTTTGTCTCTGGATCAAAATACTTATCTTCCTTAAAAGAAACTACTTTTCCAACAGCAATTTGCTGATGCATTTCTCTTAAATTGCCACGAAATGTTTTAAAAGCATTTAAAGATGCCTCTGACGGCACAATATCCCCTTGTCGATCTACGTTATCAAGGGTAGCAAATCCAGAAACTGTTCTTCTCTCTATATCTACCTTAGCAATAGGCATAGATAGTTTAATGCCATTACCGTCGCTAGACCAATGAGCCTTAGAAATATTCATACTACCTTAATTATACCAAACGTTTTTCTAGTTTTTTATCAAATTGTTACTATGTTGTTCTTCTACCCTCACCTTGAGGGTTTCTTCCTGTTGTTGTGGCTACACTATCTGATGCATTGTTTGTTCTTTCTGCATCTCTTTCACGGTTCTGCATAGTGTTTGCTCTTGCATCTGCCGCTTGTCTTGCTCCAAGAACAAGTGGTTCTTCTCCACTAGGAATTTGAGGAAGGTCTATCTTTGCCCTTGCTTCATTTGGAAGCATGATCTGATTCTTTACATATCTTTCAAGTATCTGAGATTGTGCAACTTCATCAGTTAAGGTTAATTCATTCAACTTTAACTCAACAATATCAGTAAATTCAGATATTATCTTTGCAAGTATTTTTTCTAAATGTCTTTGTGCTGGTCTTGCTACCTGCTCTTTAAATGTTCTATCATTGGCTAATGCTGCCGCCAAAGATCCTGAATCAGTTCCAAGTTTAGATAGAGGAACTTGGTGTGCCATAAGGATATCGTCACGATTCTTTGTTCTATATCTATCAAAGGATGCTTCTTGTACACCGTTTTCTACTGGATGCATCTCAAACTCTGGACTATTTCCATCTTGATCAGATGGTAGTGGAACATATAGAGTTCTATGGTTTTGACCCTTAAGACCAGTTTGTAGGAATCTAAATAGTCTATCCTGAGATTCTCCGCTTAAGGTTGCTCCCTTTGTTACAACAATGTAGCGGGGCACAGCCTTATTCTCAAAGTAATCAATATTATACTGAGCAGCCATTTGATCACCCTGCAAAGCAGTATAGGCTGAAATAATGTCTGGAACACCATAAAAAGTATTTAGTGGAGAGTATGACTTAAAGTGAATTACTTCATTTGGACGAGGATCGTTACTTATAGGGTTTGGATTAGTTGCACCAAAGTTTCTAAAATACACAACCTTGCCGCCAATAATCTGGATAAACCCATCACGAATTCTACGAACGCGCATAGTGGTGGATGGAATATGACCTATATAGCCAATTTCTCCATTTACTTTTCTTCCAACTTCCATATACCCATTACCAGTAGATTCAACATCTGTCATAATTTTTTCCATGATGTTGATAAAACTGTCTTCATCGTTAAGACTTTCTAGCCAGTCTTTTGTTTGAATCTTTAATCTTTCAATTCTTTTTCTGGCTCTGCTAGCCTTTCCTTCATCTTCTTCATCTTCAAGTCTTAACTTTACTGGATTTGTTATTTCAAACATATATCCAAGACCAACTATGTTCTGTACCTTGGCATCTACTGCGGCATGATTGGCAAAGTTTGTATCATAAAAATTTGCAAGTTCATAAAGATTATATGGTGGAGTAATTACGTCAAAAATACCGTAACCGTTTCTCCAAACTTCACCAGGATTGATCTGCTTTGATCCCGTATCATCTTGACCAACTGGCCTTACCCCTGCTGCCTGTGCATACTCTGGAGATATCTGTCCCTGATTATTTCGTGGAACATCATAAACCTTGTCTATTTTATTTTCATTACGAGTTGTTCTACGCTTAAAGTTAGTATCAATTCCGTCAAAAGATCTTAAGTCTTCCCAAGATTTTGAAAATGGATCTGAGTCTTTAAACTCGTTTAGTTTCTCTATTGGTTCATCTTCAAATGCATAGATATTTTCGTAATGCATTATTCTTGATTCCCATGCTGTCTAATACCTTGTTGGGCAGCATGAACCGCACCAAGATCGTTAAGGTTTGGAATATATCCTTCTTTTAGTCTTTGTACCTGCTCAGAGTGTTCTTCATCTGTCGCTCTTTTAATTCCAGCATAGAACCATGGCTCACCATCTGGCTGACCATAGTGAGCAGCGGCCTTTCTTAGTTCTGCTATCTTTGAAATATCATTTTTCATTGATGGAATGTTTAGAAGATTTCCTTGACCGTCGTGAAACAGGTGTCCGTTTGGTAATCTCCAAAAGTATAGACCCCAATCATATCCTTTTGGTATCCAAGTTGCTTTTGATTTACCAACTTTTGCTTTTCTAGTATTGCTCATGGTCATAATTATACCAGATTATGCTGGTGTATCGCTATATCTGGACCATCTAAGGTCACTATAAACGTTCATTTCGTCTGCATCTATAACTAAGGAAGTGTTGTCATCTATGACGAAACCATTTGTGCCAACAAATGCTTTATAAATATCTGCTGGAGTTAAAGCAAAAGTTATGTCTTCGCTTATTGCATAAACATTAACCCATTGTCTAATGTTATTTTCTGATGGTACATAATATACTCCAGTTGACGTTGAGTTATTTTCTGTTCCATTCCATACCAACGATTCAAAAAATGTTCCTGGGGATGCAGTTCCACCATCAAAGTATCTATTTAGTTGTGGTGACAATGAAGATGTGTCTTCAATAAGAACAGCATCAACATAGAATATAGAGCCTACTTGATTTCCAGTTTCTTGACTTATCTCAATTCCTAAAGCGTTTGCAGATGAATTGGATGTAAAAGTATAAAACAATCTTGTCCATCCATCTAATCCTGTAAAAGTAACAGGCTGCTGATCTTGAACTGGCAAAGCAGACCCCCCAGTTACTGCCTCATACTGCCTAATTCTAAGTTTCAATGTTTTATTTGGAGATCCCTGTGGAATCTTAACATATGCACTAACAGTATAAGATGTATTGGGAGATATCGACATTCTTTGACCACTTGTATTAGCAAACAATACTCCTGAATTATTTGCAGATCCAGTTGTACATTTCAAAGAGTATCCTCCAAATCTTGAATCAGAAGATATTCTTTCTATTGTTGTTCCAGTACCATTTGCAATCCAGCCATCTGTATTAGACTCAAAACTTGGATTAAATGCAATGTTTGTTCTAGTTCTTGTTTCTGTGTTGGGTCCAACATACCAAGATGCCCACGTTAGGTTGTCAATATCATTTTCTGTAAGCACTCTGCGCCAAGGTCTTGTAATAATCTCTAAAGTTTTTCCAAGACCGCTTGTTTTATAATGTGTTATATTGTTAAAGGTTGCCCCTCTAAATATATTAACGTATCCAGTATATTCATTAAAGGAAAGTTCTTGTTTAAATGATACCCCAATAGAGTCCCACTGATTAAACTGAATCATTGGACTCTTTACCCTTATGCCGTTTTGATAAAAAACAACACCTTCTTCTAGGAATCTGTTTGACTTATTCCTTGCAGTAATCATTCCTCTTTTTCCAGATGCATCTGACTTTACGATAAACTCTATTGTTTTGTTTAAAGCCTGAACCTCAAATAAAGGATATTCTGTTAATGGAAGAGATCTTCTATCATATTTCATCCAAAGTTGGACTGCATTGATTTCATAATCAGAATTCTTTTCTTGATTGATTGGGACTGATACTCCATACTCTCTGTCAGTTGTCTGATCCCCTAATAGACTAATTCCAGAACTTTCTGTGAGATAAAGATATGGGGATCTTTTCTTTGAAATTATCATTGGGTTCTTTGTTTTGCTTTCGTAATAAACTCCAGACCTTGTATATGGATAGAATGGCATACCACTTTCTGAGCCAATTGCATTAAAGGTGTTATGATCTAGTGCTCTTGAAACTATTTCAAAATCTCTTATGTATAGGGGATTGCTAAGTATACCCTCGTGCTTGAAAACAAAATGGAAGACGGCAGCAACATCGTTAAAGTCAAAATATTTTGGAGGAAAAACTATAGTTTTATCAACAAATTCAAACTTAGTAAGATATGGTCTTTTTCTGTTTGATGGATCATTTTCTAAGTCTGCATCAACAATTTTTGATTCATATGGATCTCTTGTAAATGGAAAACTAGAAAGTGGCTCATTTGCCCCTTCAGACAATAGTTGAAATGTTATATATGATTTTAAACTTGACTTATCTGTATTAATAAAAGTTTTCAATTCATTCTTTATTGTTAAGTCTTCATATGTTTCATATCCGCTTAAGTTTTCATTGTCCAGAATGTCATAACCTTTTTGTGATGGGAAATTATATTCTGAAAATAATTCAACATATGACCAACTAAACCTAGTTATTAGTTTTTCTACTATTTCATAAATGGATGGGTATCCAAGATTTACCTGCAAGAAGTCAATATCATAATATTTTTGACCATCTGCATTATTTACATATCCTGCAAATATTGATAAAGGAAAATATTCTTCCCATAGTGAGGAAACAGATATATCCAAGAAGTAACGATTAAACCTAATTATGGGGGTAAGTGTATATGTAGCAAAATGATTAGATAAAAATTCATACTCAAGATAATCAACGATTCCATTTGTTAAAAACAAATCAGAAGTTTCATTAGCATTATTTAAGTCTGAAAATCCTATAGAGTGTATTTTGCCCTCAAATGTATTTTCTCCATCCCCGCCAAAGTATACCTGAAGATTGTTTGGTGATTGGAAAAACTTTTTTAGACTATATCCAAATGTATTTACAAAGTCTTTAATTTTTAATCCAAAGGCAAAGGAATATTCCCATCCTATAATTTCATTATAATAATATCCACTTTGATAACTATATTCATAGTCAAACTCGTACTGCGAATAAAGATCATAGGAATATTCGTCATAATAAATTTGATCTATTTGCTCTGAATATATTGTTGAACCATTAAAGTCATAGTATATTGTTCCATTGTCTAAATAAACATGAAGTCTATCTGGATTATCTGATCTTGTTATCAACATTAGCGTTGATGTTTGTTCTAATTTTTTTGTAGAAAATACTCCATACATAGAAGAGAGGGAATCAACTATTCCTAATGAATCAAAAAATATGTACCCTGGCTCTGTCCACTTAGTTCCTTCTGTAACAAACTTTCCATCAGAAACGTGTGGCCTAAAAGTAAAAAATTTATCTCCCTCTAATTCATTCACTATTTTGTTATCCTCATATAAAGATTCAAGATTTCTTCCACCAATATATATTTCTGGTAGTGAATAGTTTGGCAAGGATAGAGATGTTCTTGTTTTGTTTATGTTGTTAGAATATCCACCTTCCCAGTTTGAGGTATCTGGATATATTTTATTAACGTTATAGTTGGCATTTGAATAATTTACATAAGCACTTTTTCCATCAAATGATTCTGCGACTATTTCTGGAGCACTTGTTCCTTGGCCATAAACAAATCTTCTTTTTGCTACCTGTAAAGGAATAGAATATGAGTAAAAAGAAACACAGTCTATAGAAAACATTTCTATATTTTGATGAGAGTAGAAGCCTACCCAATCTTCTGTAGAAGAGAATGGATAAGAGTTTCTATCAAATGGAATTGATATTACTTGCTCTCCATTTATAAAAATATTTGCGGTATCTATTGATAAAATAAAGTGAACGAGCATTGGTCTGTACCACTCAGAAACTGAGTAAGATCCAAAATTATCTCCAACTTTTATTGATAGAAATGCATTGTTTACATATATTCCATCATCTGTATCAGTATTTCCAAAAATTCTTATTGTTTCATAGGTATTTGGATCTATATTCATCCAGAACTCTATACTGTATTCATTATATTTTCCCAGTGGATTTAAAAATCCTCTAGCGGGAAAAATCATAGACGGCCTATCATTATTTATTGCTGGATACAGTCTTGTACAATTCTGAGATCCGTACACTAACGGCAATCCTTCATTAACTGCCAAAAGTTTGTTGTTTTCTACAATATAATATCCAGAGTTTTCTTGTATTCCATACTCATATGCAATTAAAGAATCGTACCCCAAGGAGTTTTGTGATGGCTGTTGCCCCAAAGACTCAGTTGATGATGTTTCTGACCACTGTCCAACAGTTATTCCATTTACTATAAACCTATAATCTTCTGGTGTTCCCCCAGAATCTACGTTTACTCTTATTAATATTCTTGCACTATTTGAATCATATTCACTAGGCAAAAATGAGAAGTCAAAGTTTATCCAAGACTCTCCTTCTTGGGACTCAACCCTATTGACGACTTCAACATCTTGTCCAAGAGAATTGTCATAGTATGTATATCCAATTTCATACCAATTTACAAAAAATGATGTTTGATACAAATAGAGCGCTATAGAAAATGTTGATAGTTCTTCATTGAGTTCGTTGAAAGAAAAAAGTTCTGGACTTTTCCATTCAATAATTGTGTCATCAGAGTTAACATTTGATGCAGATATCTGAGAATAAATATTGTCAACAAATGGGGAGGCAAGTTCTGGTATTACTGGAGAATCATTAAAAGATACAGATGCTGAATTATTTGCAGATGCAGACCATCCTCCAGACCCAAAGTATCTTTGTGCGTCTGATATCAATGATATATATTTAACGTTGTCATCTAATGCATAGATTGCTATGGGATGTTCTGAGAATATAGCGTTTGCATAAAGATTGGATGATGTTGACATGTTTACCTCTTACTAATTATAGCAAAGGGAGAGGCCACCTCATTCATGGCCCCTCCCCTTACTTAAACCGACCTATTTAGGCGGTTGCCACAGAGGTGGTAATGTCTACGATCTCACAAACGCCAGCAGTACATGACAATTCTTGGCTTCCTGTGGTCCCGTCCTCTGTCTCATATAATGTTATCATATTCCAGTCTATTCTGGATGGCATCTTCTTTATCCACTCTTCATACTCTTCTTTTGTAATTTCTTGATATGGTGCTTGCTTATATGTGTGTTCTGATGCAGGAAGAAAAGATACTCCACCAACATTGTCAAAATTATCATACACCCAAGCGCCTACACGCAACCATTCATCTTCATGAATGTTTACGGTTACTGATGGATTATGCTCTGTCCAATGCTCACGATATGTCTTCCACATCTCTAGATGATCAACAGCAGTTAAGTCCTTAGTTACAACAGCACCCTTTGGTGCTTTAATTGGAAAATAAAATACTGTTGTGTCATTTGGCTTCATAACATCTGGTTCATTTGGAACACCAGATTCCTTTAAGAATGTTGTTAGAGGATCTTTGTTGTCTCCACGAACTGAGCGCAAATAATATGGAGAATACCATGGATGAATTCCACTTGATACTCCTGTTAGCTGTGAAACAGTTCCAGATGGCTTAACACAAGTAATGGAAGCAGAATGGTTAATCCCAAGCTTATCTGCTTCTTTAGCATTTGTCATAACTGCCTCTTCTCTAAGTGCATCAAGAATTCCTGCTAACTTTTCTCCATTTGTTGCAGTAATCTTGTTGCCAAAAATTCCTGTTAGAGACACTCCAAGAAGTCTTTCTTCTTCACAATTATCCTTCCAGGATTTACGAATATATTTAAAGTTTGTAAGTGTTGACTGCCATGTACCAAGAATTGTAGCTAATCTAATCTTTTCTGATAAATCTTCAACAGTGTCTGAGGCTTCAATTACTACCTCAGTAAGGTTACAAAATTCATTTGCACGAAGAAGAATTTCTCCACATGGATTAGTTCCAACTACCTTGCTTGAGTCACGACGATCAAACTTATCAATATGCTTACGAACTGAATCCATATTATAGATTCCACGTTCTCCTGATTTTGACTCATAAAGATTTCTCCATTCACGGAGGAACTGTGCAGTATTTGGCTTTGCGTTATATACTGCTGAATTATTTGCTAGAGCACGCTGTCCTTCTGATTCCCACCAATTTCCACTCTTTGCCTTTGCCATTTCAAAGTCATCAAGGTTTGATAACGAGATCAAGGCAGAGCGACGCACCCCTCCTACAACAACAACCTCTCCAATTTTACACATAATATCGTGTGCCTCAATTGGCTTAAGTCTACGTCCTGCTGCTCTTCTAAAAATATCTACGGTAAACTGAAATAGTGCATGTAGGGGTTCTGGTCCAGATGCTCTTCCACCAAAGGTCTTTAACCGTGCCCCCGCTGGTCTAACTTTAGACATATCCCAGTTTGGAATTTGTCCCATAGAAAGAAGTCCAATAAGTTCTTTGTATGATTTTGCCCATCCTAGCTTGCTATCCTCAACAACGATTGTTGTGTTTGTTGGATAAAACTCCTCTGCAATAATAGGAAGACTATTAACATACTTCTGCTCAACAGAAAATCCTACTCCTGTTCCATTCATAAGAATATACATGGCCTCATCAAAGGATCTAAGGCTATCTACCGCGATAAAAGAACAATTGTATGCTGCGATATTATCTCTTTCTAATGCTGGTCCTGCGGTCATTAAAGCACGCATAGAGGGCATTATCTTATGTTGAATAATTGCATCTTTTACTTGAGAAAAAATAATATTATCTTTTTCATAATTATAATCTTCAACTAAATGATTTTTCATAAAGTTTATATATCGATCAACTGTTTCCACCCAAGTTTCTCTTCTGTTTTTATCTTCAATCCATCTTGCATATCGTGAAACATGAATGAAGTTTCTATATGGATCTGAAATTGATCCATTCTCATCAATAAATGACATAGGACACGCTCCTTTATTTTGGTTTAATAGATATTGAGTATATCACCGTTATTAAAAATATTCAAATTTTAGTTATGATAAAAATAACATTATTCTTCGAGATCTCCTATTGCAACCCATTCTTCTTCATCTCTTTTGTATAAAGTTACAGCGGAATATTGTGAAGACAACTTTAGTGCATTATTTTTAGATCTTACCGTAACCGATAATAAATTATTTTCATCATAAGATCTAGCCAATGCGTTTGTTCCTACAGAAATAATATTTCCTAGGGCGTTGCTAGAAATAGAGTTTATGCTTTGTCCACTTGGAGAGTCAAAAGATGTAGTCCAAGTTACGGTGTCTGTTGACCTATACAGAGAATATCCACCAGTTGCATACCAGTTTGATCCAGAATATGTAATAGATTTTATCAATGAAGTTCCAGAAGGAACTGTTGCTGTAGTCCATGTTATGGCATCTGTAGAAGTAAATATTGATTGATAATATCCTCCAGCGACCCACATATTTCCTCCATAAAATACAGAGGTTATATTGTTAACTGATGATAATGATGTGGTCCAAGTTACAGCATCTGTAGAATATGCTATTACTCCATTTACAGATCCAGAACCAGACTTTCCTCCTAGTACCCAAGTATCGTTACCGTGGTAAATAGATCTTACTTCATTATTTGTATTATAAGAAAAGAATGACTGAGTTGTCCAGGTTATTGAATCTGTTGATGAAGCAATTTGTCCATAAGATCCAGCAATTGCCCATAAGCCATTTCCATAAGCAATAGACCAGATGGTTGTTGATGGAGCAAAGGTTGAAGTTGTAGTTGTCCATGTGTTTAGATCTGTTGAAGATCTTAACTCATTGTCAAATCTTATTGCTAGGAGATATTTGCTATCTCCGTATGCTATATCTGTATATCTGTTAAATGCTGTTGGATATGTATTGCTTGTCCATGTAATAGAGTCTGTGGAACTAAATATTCCTTGAGGAGCAAATGAACCAGCCGTTACAACCCATTGAGAATTTGAGTAAATAATATCTTCATATCCAGACGACGCATCTATAGTCATAGTAGTCCATGTTGGCTCAATATTATTAGGCAATATTGTTACTTGACCATCCCCATATTGAACAATATCAAATGTTGAATCCACACTAATGCTTGATTCACTACTGTTTGGAATAGTTATTGTTGTTGCAGAAGAAGATGTTACCTCTATTATCTTGCCAGCATCCTCCTGTAGCAAGGTATATGGTCCAGTTACCTGCTTTCTAATTACCTTTGTTATGTCTCCTTGTGGCCCTGTTGCTCCAGTAGGACCAGTTGGTCCAGTTACTGATGGACCAGTGGCACCAGTAGGTCCAGTTGGTCCTTGAACTCCAGAAAGATTTACTGACCATATTGAATAAGATCCAGATCCTTCAAAAACACTAGAAACAAAAACTAATTCACCAGTAGAACTATTATAGGAAGTTATTTCTCCAGCCATTGAGTTACTAGAATCGTAAAAAACCACTACATATTGTCCTGCACTATATGCAAGTTCTACGTCTACCGTTAATGTTTTAGTACCAGCACCAATGGTTAAACCTGTTGTGCTTGATGTTTGATACTCATCTCCTATGGGACCAGTTGGGCCAGTTGCCCCTGTTGGTCCTGTTGGTCCTGTCACAGATGGACCTGTTGCACCAGTAGCACCAGTTGGACCAGTTGGGCCAGTGGCTCCTATACTTACAGTAGCAAGAATAATATTTTGATTATTAGAAAATCCAGTTGTTCCAGTTCCTTCAGAACTTACTATTGTTACTGGTATTTGAGCATATGTTAATGTTTCTGTTGGCTGACCAGAGACCTGCCATTCTTGATAGTTGTTTGAATTATTCTTATCCTGAATAATTAATTTATCATATTGTTTTAGTATAGACAAGAATTGATCTATATCTATTCCTTGGCCATTTAAATGACTAATGTTTAATTGTGTTGAAGATGTTTGGCTTAAGTTGCTCCAAATAATAAAGCCGTTTCCTGGATCTCCAGAGTTCAATGTTGTTTTTGCTTGATATTCAAAGTATGTTGATGAATACCCTGCCGCTCCTGTTGGACCAGTTGGACCAGTTACTGTAGATGCTGCCCCGACTGGACCAGTATCTCCAATTGGCCCAGTTGGTCCTGTTGGTCCTGTTGGACCTGTTACTGTAGAATCTGCTCCAGTTGCTCCAGTAGGGCCAGTTGGACCCGTGACAAAAGAGTCATCTCCTTTTGGTCCAGTTGGACCCGTAGGACCTGTTGGGCCTGTTGGACCTGTTGGACCCTGAACTTGACCAGCCAAGACCCAAGTACTTTCTATGCTACTCCATACATATAGGTTTTGTCCTACTAAAAATCCATCTCCAACCTGTCCTGTAGGCTGATTATCTATTAAGTCTTGTAATGTATCGTATGATCCCAAGATTCTAATTCCAACTCCTGGGGCACCTGGGGCACCGAATGGTCCTGTGGGTCCTGCTGGACCAGTGGGTCCAGTTGATCCGATAAGGCTAACGTTTTCTACCCACAGTCTAGTACCCTGAGTATCAGATATTAAAACAGCACTTGAGGATAGTGGAGCACCTAAATTTGGCTCTGCTTCAGAAAGACTTAAAAAATTATATCTGTCTTCCGATACTTCTGTAGGAGACTTTACTTTTTGTTTTCCAGATAATATTTTACTCATTTGCCGACTCAAGGATACTTAGCGTTAATTTCATTTTATTTGAAGTATTTGCTGCCACCCTAATTTTTTGACCTGATTCAAGAACTAACTTTCCAGTTGTTGCTGATGCAGCATCATTTCCAGGAATCTCATAGTCTTTGATTAGTTCTGTGACTGTAGATCCAGAAACATGTGCAAAAGTAGCACTTCCAGATGTGCTTGTAACGTTGGCTATTTGAGCAGTCAAAATAATAGATGACACTCCTGCTGGGGCAGTATAAACATCTGTCATAGATGTTGTTAGATTTGCCGTAACTGTTTTAAACGCATTCAATGGTACTGTAGCCATAATTATCCCTCAATCGCCAAAATGTAAGGAGTTAAGACAGCAAAAAGACTTCTGTCAAAAGTCCTACCTGTAATTGTACCATCTGCGCGATTAATTGTTAGGTCTCCACCTATTCTAAAATCGCCCCACTGGTCTGTACTTGTATAGAAAACCTTTCCACCGTTTTCTTCAACTACTTCGTTTTCTTGGATAGGAACTCCTCCAGTTTCTGGTAGTGCCTGAGCCAAGATATTACCTGCACCAACATACTCAAATGTATGTCCAGATGTTGATATAAAACTTCTAGCATGAAACGTTGCTGGTGTGTCAATTGGCAGTGGAGTTTCTACCTCTTCTATAAGTGTTACAGTTGTTTGAGTATTTGATAGAGGTGTGGTTGAAGCGACAGTATAAAATACAGTTCCTCCATCAAAAGATACAACGTTGCCTACTGCTGGTCTAGCAGCAAGCCCATCAATAACTATTTCTGTTCCTACTTGATCTGTTCTATTCGTTGCCCCAGTAAGTTTTACTGGACCTACTCCATCTGCCTTTAATCCATAAGTTCCAAAGGATGAGTTTGAGTTTGTTACAGAGCAATATCCACCATTAGTACATAAAACTCCAACTTCACAACAGATTGTAAATATGCTTACGAGTTGAGCATATCCATCATTATCAATATGAATTCCTATGCCGCCCTCGTTAAACTGTGTGTATGCATCAAGAACCATAGATCTTTGTCCTCCAACAACAGATCCATCAACATACATTCCCTTACCAGTAGTTGTAATTGATGAGCAATCTTGGATATATGGACTAGTAAATATATTTCCAGCAGATCCATCTGGATTAAAAGCGAATGCAGCGGCAGGAGATAAATGATCTCTAAAAGTTATTCCAGTTACAAAACATCCATTATTTACATAAAATATGTCTGCTGTTCTATTTGCTGGTCGAACCGTAACAGTTCTAAGATTGTCTCCCACTATGGCTACCCTTGCTGGAATAGTTACTGGATTATTTTCTGTATAGTCTCCGCTTTTAACAAAAATAGTCGTTCCTGCAACAGCATTAGCAGCAGCAGCACGAATAGTTAAAAAGGCATCAGAAAGGGAGGTTCCACTATTATTATCATTTCCATCTTTAGACACATATAAAGTATTTGCAGCAGACTCTTGTGTCACATTTTCTTCTAAAAATGTATCTAGAGATACTGCAAGTTGCTCTATGTCTCCAGAAACATTTACTGGATCTGTAGAAAATGGATATGGAAAATTAAAATTAGTAGTTCTTCCACTAGCCATAATCTTATTATATCATTACCACTTTCCTATTGGACAGGATGCTTCCTTTAACCAAGTCTTTGCAGCCATAAAACATCCACATTCCTTACAGGTTCTTGTTGGCTTAAACAATCTTGGGCACGCCTTACATATATTAAAGCGTTCATTTCTTATTTCTTTTGTTGTATAATTCTTTGAACTAAGTAGGTCTAGTGGTGTAACATCTTCGTGTCCATCTTCATCTTTTCTATCCTCTTGTTTATCATAAATGGTAAGTATTGTTTTATTGTTTACTATTTCATTTCCATCCATATCAAAAATTTGAACTGATAACTCGTGTTCACCATTTTTTAATTCAAAAAAACTACCATCTTCTATTTCCGCGTACCATAAGCCCCTTTTTGATATAGAAATCTCTTTTTCTCCCATACCTATTTGATTATAAATTTTTTCTTTATTTAATGATATCAAAATATTTCTTATTTTTAATTCTTGAAATTTTTGTATATCTTTATCAAATGGTAATGGATAAGAGATAAATGGTTCATTATCTCTATACAAGTATACTGTCATGATTGTTTGCTCCATTCTGTTCCTCTATCTGTATAAAAATATGGAGATCCTCCCCACTGTGCGTCATCAACATATCCAAAAACTGGATCACACTGTTGTCCATAACACAAAGGATCTGGAAGACCCTTACTCCAACAAATACATCTATTCTGACCATCATATGAAGGTGCTGGACATTCTGTACAGCAATATCCAGGAGTGAATGGTGGTTCATTGCATGTGGCAACTCTATTTGGAACACAGTTTGTGCCATAACAGTTTACACCAGTTTGAACATATTTGGTAGTTCTTGCTTTTCTTTCCATATACCCTGACTCAGATGCTGGTGCTCCTACTCCGTATCTAGCAACAACATTAAATGCAGAATTTACTCCATTTAAGGTATATCTACCATTAGAAGTATTTAAGGACGCAGATCCAGAACCACTAACAAATTGTGCCTCATATACTAGACTAGAGTCATAATTAGTTATTTCAAATACTCCAGTAGAGTACCAATTCATTATTGGCTTACTTGGTGGAGCGCCAAAGGTTGTTGTTCTCCATATACCATTTACTTTTGAAAATGTTTGACCAACAATCTTCCACTCTCCAGATACTCTTGCATATACTGTTCCTGGGGTTTTCCATGCATTGTTAACCCTAATTGCAGACATTATATATACTTGACCCAGAGATCTCCATCATTTCCACCGCTTGGGTCTAGGGTAGAAAAAGTAATATTTCTTACTCTTGATGAATTATCCTGTGCTCCAGATAGAGTTATTGAAGAACCATTTACTATAGATCCACCATTTATAGTTGGACTTGTTAATGTTTTATTTGTAATTGTCTGTGATTGAGATACGGTAACAACCTCAACGTTATTTGAGAACATTGTTCCAGAACTATTTACCCTTGCTAAAATAGAGCCAGACGAGTTTTGCCATTCTTGTAGATTGGCAGATTGGCTAGCAGCACCTTTTATAACAATGCCTATATGTGATGAGTTTCCAACTTGAATATTTAAAACATTTGATACTGTTTGAGCAATGTCTCCTATCGAAACATAGTTTGCAAAAGATGCTCCACCATTAGGGAATATACTGACGAGGTTTACTGAAGAATTATTTTGCCACCTTTGAAGAGCCGCAGTCTGATTTGCTGCCGCCTTTATTGTAAGTGGAACAATTCCTGCATTAGCAGGAGTTATTTCGTTTGGATCTGTTGCTGAAGAAACCTCTTCAATAAATGTCTCTGATAGTTGAGAAAGTGAAAATTCTGCTGCAGCAATTCTACTTTGAAGAGCTGTGAAGTGTCCTTCAATGCTATCTTCTGGAATTGCCTGACTAGAGTAGTTATCTACTCCATAGTGGTATACCTTTAGTGCTTCTTCAATAGATGCATCGTCAGAAAATGTTGGTATTCTGGTTCTGAAGTTTAATCCTATAGGTTGAGACATTTATATCACCATTCTCATTATATCACTGAAATGGTTACTTCTAAATCAATAATACCTTCTAGGTTTGACCAAGAAGATCCAGAGTACTCTATACCCTTGACAAAAATATTTAGATTGGGTCCAAGAATTGATTTTGAGGTAATTGAGAGTGCCACAGGATTAGAATTAATTGCAGTAACTTGACTAACATATTTTTCTACATCTAAAATAGTTACGTCTGCAACAATGTTAGCAATTGGAATCGTTATTGTTCCTTCGCCACTTGAATTAAATAATATTCCTACGTTTGTAGAATAAATTGAAGGCTGTAGTCTTAATGCTGGAACCCAAGAATTTCCAGATGGGGTACTGATATAAAGATACAACCATCCATACTCAGATGCCGTAGAAGAATTTACAAAAACATCTCCAACTGCTGGAACCTGTCCTGAAGGAATTACTCCAGAAAGATTTGGATTTCCAGAGCCAACAAAAAACCTTGAACCCCTATCACCCTTTGGTCCTACATCTAAGGATAAATCTATGCTTGTTGGTGGACCAAGAACAACGATGTCATCAGTTTCAACTAAAACATCAAATACAGCGGTCATGCTCCTGGCCCCGTAATGTCAGCAGTAACAGATATGCTTCCAGTAACTAGGGTATAGAGTTCTGTGTTATCTTCTTTCTTTTCAACAGAAACATCGTAAAAATATGTAGTTGATTGACTCAACTGATTTCCTATAGATGGAAGAATTGTTGCAACAACATTTCCATTATCTATTTGTGCTGAAGCCTGAATTGTAGAAGATGAGTTTCCTCCTCTTGAGGAAGAAATATAAAAATATGCATCATGTGTTGTATCAGATATTGGAAATGGATCTCCCGTGGAAGTTTTTGGTCTTATGACAAACTGATAAAAATCACCCTTGTAATATCTAATATTGAACGTAGCAGGAAAACTCATCTAATAATCACCTTCATTTATTATACCATTCCATATTTACTGAAAGCCTTATGTTATTGGGGTTTAATTCTAATGCCTTACTACCATATTCTCTGGCCTTATCTTTAATATCTAGATTATAGGCAGAAATTGCTGCTAGATCATACGGGATATACCCCCAAGCAAAGTCCTCACATAAATACTCTAGTGGCTTTTCTTTAATTGACAATGCTCTTACGGCATATGCATAACATAACTCAAATTGACGAGTCTCATAATAGTATTGAGATAATTCTACTATAGCCTCTCTTCTATCAGGGCATTCTGCAATTGCTCTTAAAAGCCAAGACTCTTTATCTTGTATTTTGGCAAGGTATCTCATAGATGCAGCACGTTCTGGCTTCCATACCGCCCTAGGAAGTGATAGATGCCTTTTAAACTCCTTGGCAGCCTCATCTAGTCGTGAATGGAAAAACAACTCTCTAGCATAGTAAAAAGCATTACGATCATCTTCTGGGTCTTCTTCTACCGCTAATTTTAGAAGTGGCATATATTGAGAACGTGATTTTGTTTTGTCGGGGTAGTGATGGATTTCTATGTCATACCACCCCTGAGTTTCTTGATCAGAACACATTAAAACCTCATGAACAGGATGCTTCCAGAAATAATTATTCCTAGAGTGTATTTTATCCCCTCCATAAACTAATCCTGGAGATCCATCTTCATTCCAAGACCAAGTATATTGATATCGTGGCCTGGTAACTCCACTAGATACTGCTTTTTCTATTTGCTCTCTCCATCCCTCAATAAGAACTTCATCCATATCTAGAGCAATACACATATCAATATTTTCTGGCAAAGAATTTAGTGCTGTATTTCTTGCAACATCAAAGCGCCAAGGATCAAAGGATTGTATTTTTACATTTATCCCAAGATCCTTAGCAACTTGTGCTGTATTATCTGAAGATCCTGTATCCAATATAAAAAGATAGTCAGCATCTTTTGCAGAGTTATACCACCGCTCAACAAATTGTGATTCATTTTTTGCAATTGTATAAACTGCAATATTTACCACTGAATTTCGTCATCTCTTTCTGGAATAGAATCTTCTTCTATTTTTAATCCATAGATATTAACTGATATTTCTGATGCCCTGGTTTCTGTAGACTTCTTTTTGTTACCATCTGGATCAAGCCAAGATACTTCCTTTATTTGTCCTTGAACAGTTATTAGATCTCCCTTAGATAGGCTTCTAATTGACTTTTCTGCTAATTTATCCCATGCGACAATTGTCCATCCAGACACATTAGAATCTTCCCAGTCTCCTCTATCATTTTTCTTTCTATCTGATGTAATGATACGAAACTTTGCCTTTTGTGTACCGTCTGGCATTTTCCGTGCTTCAATGTCTGTGCCAATTCTTCCTGAAATGGTGATATTTGGATTACTCATTTTCACTCCTTAAAATAAAATTGTTATATTTATCTATATTTTGTAATACATATTGAGGTAAATTTTCTATACCCCCTGTTATGAATTTTTTACTTGATCTTTTAAAGATATCTTCTCTATTGTAGATGCTTTCCATTATTTTGTCAACATCTGTAAAGTCTTTTTTGTCATATTCGTCATGGGCAAATGTTTTTATTTTATAACTTATTTGATCTGGTGTTCCAAGGTAACTAAAGTGCCACCCTGCATTTTCTATTATGGCTGTCCTGTTTGGATCTCTTGATCTAAGAATATTGGGATCTTCTAAATACTTATAAGTTATTGCTTTTGGATAACTCCAGTCTTCTACATATAGATTCATATAATAATAAAACATTGGCATTTTCATGGTAAATATACCGCCAATTTTATCTGCCTTTAAAACAGATTCAGCATTCATTATTTCATCAATATCTGATATTAAAATTAAATCATCTTCTTGGACTATATTCTTGCAGGCCTTAACGCTTCTTAATCTTTGATATCTTTCATAATCCCAAGAGGTTACAGCATCTTTTGGCTTATCAGATGTGATAACCACCAGTTTTTCTTTTGCCCAATCAAACCTATCAATATTTTTAGAAAGAATTAGTTCTCTGTCATTTCCTCTATGGTCGCATACAGACTCTGTTACATAAAAGTAATCAACAACATCCCATAGTTCTCTCATTCTTATTTCAAGAAGATCAAACTCCCAGTGGAACATTGTGCAATCAACGATCATTAAGAAACTTCTTCAAAAAACTCATTCCATTCTTTTGCTCTGCGTTCCCAAGAATAAAATTTATTGTAAAAGTCTGACTGCTCTCTTAGCATTTCTTGATTTGATTTATCCCAATAGTCATTGATTGCTTGATTTAGGTGCTGTGCATATGCAACCTTAATGTCTTTCTCATCCGACTTAATTGTCATCATGTTGGCATACATAGATCCTGTTTCTGGCAATGCACCAAGATCTGTTGTAACAAGAGAACATCCTGCTGCCCCTGCCTCAATCATTGCAAGACATGCAGTTTCTTCAAAAATACTGGGGTATGCAAGAATATGTGCCTCTTGTAGTGCCTTGTGAATATCTTTGTTCTCTGCATATCCATGATAGTTAACGTTTTTCATTGACTTTGCACGATCAAAAAGATCTTTGTATAAATCTCCATATGCTGCCTGATATCCTGAACTATAGATAGCAGTAGATGAATAGACTTCTAATTCTATATCATCACGATTCAACATTTCAAAAACATCTAGAAGAATTGATAGACCTCTAAATGGTGTGGAGGTATAAATTAATTTTAGCTTTCCATCCTTAGACTTTGGCTTAAACTCAATCGGCTCAATTGCATTTCGGATAACATGAGCATTGTGAAGTGGTACTTGAAATAAATACCTAAACTTTTCTAACTGCCAATGAGATACATATACCGTTGCATTAATAGCCTTCATAAATGCTGGATCTCTCATTGGGGCAAGAGACTCATCAATATAATTAAGATGCTGCCACAAAACGTTTTTCTTTGTATATCTAAGTTTATCTTGATTTGGGGTAGATATTAAAAGATTTATATTATCATACTCTTTAAAATTAGTATGCTTTTCTAATCCTTCTTTCAATAATTCAGTTCCACCCTTTGCTGCAAATACAGCATTAGAATCTCCAGTTGATTTTCTTTGTAGCCAGTCAGCCATTTGTCTCCTTATAGGTAACTCTTTTTATTCCAAAACTGTGTCTTATATGATCTGATGATCTTTGACTTTAATATGAAGCCATTCTTTTTATTTGCATCTTCATCAAATGCAACCTGTTCACTTCTCCAGTCTTCCCTCTTGAATGGAATTACCTGACATATAGGGGTACCCTTTTCAAGAATAAAGATATCCTTGTCAATAGTATTAAGAAGTTGAAATGGAAACTCTACTCCAAGTGGGTATGTATCCGTATCAACTACTCCCGAAAATGTTCTAAATGGAAGATCGTGTCTATTTGTTGGGTGCGTAAACAAACAACTATATCCCTTTGGGGTAATGACTCTAAATCCTGGCCTCCACTTAAGTAGATCTTCGTTTCCATCAAATGGGGCTGGTAGTCCTGGAGCCTGATCTGGACCATGTGATCCTATTGCATTAATATTTGTGGCCCAACGAATGTTGATTCCCTTACCTGGGTGTTTTCTAAATTCAAGATCAAATGGTAGTGTAAACATATATCCAGAGGTCAGAGCATCAAGAAATGGTGAGCATCCCTTAAGAGTAAGGTTACTTACTGCAACACCATCTCTTGCTAGACCATCTTCTTTTTCACCATTCATCCTAACTGGCATATCTTTATACCATTGAGGAATAGATTGTGCAGCAGGCTTTGGTATATCAAAAAGAATTTCTGTTTCTTTGTCAAATGCCTCAAACTTAATTTTCATTGACTATCCAATCATTATCTATACGTCTTTGTAGTTCCCAATTGTAGCACTCTAAAGGATCTTTAGCAAACTTACTATCATAATATCTTTTATTAGATATATCTGTTTTATTTTTCTTTTCTAGATACCCGCCAGATTTTGCCGTTGTGCAACTATCATAAATTTTTACTGGAATATCTGGATAAAGAATCTTATTTCCTAATCCCATATATCTTGCACGATTCTCATAATCTTCATCTTCATAATATGCAGGATAATAGTTCTCGTCAAATAGTCCAACATCTTTTATAAAAGAGGACCCAAGAGAAAATGCATTGAATCCATAGTTGCTGATCAAGAATCTTTCTGGTCCACTCAGTACAGATATCTTTTGTAATGTTCCTGGAAGCCACTCAACATCACTTCCCATAAATACCCAGTAAGGTGAATGTGGGTAGCATTTTATTCCAAGATTCCACGATCCAGCTACCCCCATATTCGATGGCATATTTAGAACATTTACCCTATCGTTTTTATAAGTATTGCTATTATCTATAACAAGGATATTATCAACTGGGTAGTCAATAGATGCTAGTGCATTTTCTAATAAATCAAATCTGTTGAGTACTGGAATAATTAATGTTGGTATTGATTTCATTTTTTCATTTGTGACATAAATGGTAGTGGAAATGTTTTCTGATGAATAACGCGAACATCTGGATCAACCCAAATATCAAAACCACAATTTATTGCCTTTGTACACCATGACAGGTCTTCTCCAACAAGAATGAAGTCTTCTTTTCTTTCCCCTGTTTTTTCATCAAAAGATGCAATGGGAACTGGTCCAAACCATGGTCTAGGCATCTTTTCAAATACCCCAGACTTTACTCCTATAAATCCAAATCCACATCCAGCAACCTTAAATGGCTTTTTATAATCATCAAGTAATTGCTCTGGCATCATTCCACCGCGTGGTTGTTGATAAATAGGAATATGCCTATCTTCCATAAGGTAACAACCTGCAACAATGTCTTTATTAGAATTATAGATAGCAAATAGATCTGATGGCATCCAAGATATATCAGAATCAATCCACATAATCATATCATAAGTAAAATCACCGCTGCATGGCTGAGTCATGTCAATATTGTTTGTATCGTATCCACCAATTGTTGACTCTCTAGCCATTGCTACAAGAGATCCTCCCTGATTAAGAAAGTTCCAGGTAAGCCCTTCTTGATTTAGAGCATTTGTAGATAGCAGTAAACTTCTTACATATCCAGGCGTGAATGAATTTCCTGGAGTAGCAAATACTACATTAAAGTGTGGCTTATTCATAGTGCAATCCTAATCTTCTTGTGATGTCCTACTCTAATACTTGGGTCAAGCATTATTTTGTACCCTGCCTCATGTGCTTTAATGCACCATGAAAAGTCTTCTCCCCAAGGAAGAAACATTTCTTTTCCTTCTTCATTTGTAATTCTTTGAAATTCTGTTTCAAACCATGGTCTTTTACAACTTTCAAAGACACCAGACTTCATCGACACAAATCCAAAGCCTACCCCAAAAACTTCAAATGGGTATTCTTTGTGCTTTAGTTTTTCTTTGTCAAAATATACATCATCTTCTTTAAAGGTAAATAGTGGAACTCCCTCTTCATTGAAGTATATTCCAGATACAACGTCATATCTAGATTCATATAACTTCATGAAGTCTTCTACGTTCCATGAAATATCTGAGTCAATCCAAATTATCTTGTCATATGTTACTTCCCCAGACAGTGGCTCTGTAGCAAATGCACTTAAGAATCTAGACCCCATAATAGTTGCTTCTCTTGCAGCATTAACTTGAGAAGAATATTCATTTAGGTATAAGTATGAAATTCCATTATTATTTAGATGAGTTAGCGTTGCTACAAGGCTTTTGACATATTCTGCCTCCATCATTCTTCCTGGGGTACAGATAAGAACATTTACATGTGGCTTACTCAACTTCCCTCCAAAATTCTAGTCCTGAATACTTACTTGATACATATGGAGAAAGTATTTCTTCTGTTGGCAATCTGCGAGGAGATATTGATGACCTAACATCATGCATTCCCTTTAATCCATATACACGATCATCTTCTGGTGCAACATTTACAATGTTGTTTAGATCATGGTTAAATGACTGTAAACCAAGGAACTCATATATACCGTCCATTGTTTCTTGAGTATTATTAATTAGATCATCATATTCCACTACATGGAAATATTCACGATTTTCTTCCAGCATTGCATAAGCAATGCCATACAGGGCATTGTCAATCAATCCCTTTGGACGCATAAGATGATCACATCTAATATCATCAATTGGGCGGTAAAAATTGAATTCCTGTCGTGCCTGAATTTCTTGATCAATAAATGATGGCTGTTGTGGATTCTGATTCACCATATAGATAAATGATGCAAGTATATCTTTGATATCTCTTACTGTAAGAATTACTTTGGGATCATAAGGAAGGTTTCTTAAAAGTACCCCGAAATGTTCTTGGATTGACCATTCTCTTGACTTGTCAATAATTACTTCTTCTTCTCTATCAGAATAATAATTATCAAGCACTCCACATACCGTTGCTGGAAGAACTTCTGGTTTTGGATATGAGCGGTACTGCTCTGAAGCAAGAATGCTTCTTTCCAAATTAAACATCATCCCACACATTGGGGAGTTTGGACCTGAATAAATTTCAGGATTTTGATTTAGTATTGAAGATAATAGAGTGGAACCAGATCGTGGAAGACCGCTCAAAAAGTGAAACTTTTTCATGTGTTTTTTCTTTCTACTAGACTATTTGGCAATTATATCATTGATTGAAGATGCAGGGGGTACAGAGACAGTTGTCCATGTTGTTAAATTAGTAGAATAATATGTTGCATTTTGTCCTACTATGTTGTAGTTGTAGTTATATAGTTGTGGAGAGGTGCGGATTTGACCTGAATATGCACCAGCAACCCATAGGCCGTTGCCGTAGGCAATGGAGTTGACTTTTGTAACTCCAAAGTTTGAGTTTACGGTGGTCCAAGTGGAGCCATCGGTGGAGGTACGGATTTGTCCATTATATCCACCAGCAACCCATATACCATTACCATAAGCGATTGAATTAATCCTTGTAGTTCCAAAGTTTGAGGTGACGGTTGTCCATGTAGAGCCATTGGTAGAGGTACGCATTTCACCTGAATTTCCACCAGCAACCCATAAGTTGTTAGCATAGGAGATGGAATTAATCCATATATTTCCAAAGTTTGAGGTGACGGTGGTCCACGCGGAGCCGTTGGTTGAGGTACGCATTTGACCTGATGCTCCACCAGCAATCCATAGACCATTGCCGTAGGCGATGGAGGAAATGTGAGTAGTTCCAAAGTTTGAGTTTACGGTGGTCCAAGTGGAGCCATCGGTGGAGGTACGGATTTGACCTGAATATGCACCAGCAACCCATAGGCTGTTTCCGTAGGCAATAGAAACAATAACTGTATTTCCAAAGTTTGAGGTGACGGTGGTCCAAGTGGAGCCGTTGGTGGAGGTACGCATTTGACCTAAACCTCCGCCAGCAACCCATAATCCGTTGCCATAGGAAATGGATCGTATATTTGTATTTCCAAAGTTTGAGGTGACGGTGGTCCAAGTAGTGCCGTTAGTGGAGGTGCGGATTTGGCCTGTATATCCTGCTGCAACCCATAGGCCGTTGCCGTAGGCGATGGAGAAGATGGTTGTATTCCCAAAGTTTGAGGTGACGGTGGTCCAAGTTGATCCAGTATTTACATTATCAGGGCGGGTAGTGTCAGTTTGAATTCCCCCATTAACAAAATTATCATTTATTCCTGTTGATATTCTTTCATATCCAATGCCGTTCCAACTGAATAATATTCCGTTGTTATTTAAAAATGCTGCTTTTTGTTCGTCTTCAGATTTTATGAATTTGTTTAGGTTTAATTGTTCTTGTGTGGAGGTGCGCATTTGTCCTAAATCTCCACCAGCAACCCATAGGCCGTTGCCGTAGGCGATGGAGAGGATGGTTGTATTCCCAAAGTTTGAGGTGACGGTGGTCCAAGTAGAGCCGTTGGTGGAGGTGCGCATTTGTCCTAAATTTCCACCAGCAATCC